AACTTTCTAGTTTAACAATGCTTTTTGTATACCGATGAACACCTTGGCATAGGCATGTTCGTATATACCATATATCCTCGAATGTGCTTAAAACCCCTTGTATTACTGACTTCTTACTCCCGTATTTTCCCGTAAAAAAATGCTTTTTCGGGGGAATTTGCCCCTAATTTGTACCCCTATGCCCCTTGAATAAAAATAAGAGATAGTCATTCAACTACCTCTTTTAATTCAAATATGTAAATTTTGAATTCTACTAACAAATTTATTATAACATTTAATATTAATCTTTTCTAGCTTTACGTTCTTTTAATAATGCTTCAAATTCTGGGATGTCTTCTCGTTCCATTGTTTTAATAAAACTTCTTGCCGTGGATCTCTTATTGATATATCTTTTACGTTCACGATTATTATCATCCCATTTTTTATTGCTTCTTAGTTTAGCTTCAGATATTTTATTCATGTCCTTCTCCTAATTATTTTTTATAATTATATCAAAAATAAATTTATTCAACAACCCATGCTTTTGAAAATTCTTTATCTTTAAATATCGCTGCTAACCCACTTAATTGTTTTAATCTTAATAATTCATCTGCATCCATTCCAATATTCTTCATTATCCATCTATCAGAACAACCACTTTCTACTAATTCAGTTACAATATTAGTCATAAGTTCAACATCGTGAGAGCCTCTTGCCCTATTGTGTCTGATAGTTGAAGCCATTCTATCACTTATAGGTTTATTAATAACAGATACTGGCAAACAGCCGCCCTCACGCTCAAATATATCTTTATGCTTCTTAATCACAGTATATCTATGAAAGCCATCAACTATTTCAAACTTATCTATATCTTCTAAGTAGTAACACACTATAGGCATTGTGTAACCGTCCTCTAGAATTGATTTATAAAGTAGTTTCATTTCTGGCGGTGCTACATGGTTAGGGTTATAGCTATTTGCTTGAATTTTTTCTACAGGCACTCTTTTAATGTTATATACTGGACTACAAAATTGACTCATATTTCTTCATTGTCTCCTTTCTTCTTTTCAACTGTTCCTTACTTATTCCAAATGATAAACTTTTGCAGAAATAATCATTTTTAATAATACACATTGCCATTCTTTTCCACGTTAAAACATCTTGCTTACTGTCAAGTTCTGGAATAGTATCAACAACATGATTAAACTTAATTACCTCTTTATCCTTATTACCTCTAGTACTCATTTCTCCAGTTTGAAATATAGCTCCGTTGTAATTGATATTTAATATATCGATGTCTTCTTGTCTCATTCCAGAACCTTTCTCTGTCCACCATTTTATAAACTTATTGAATTTTTCTTTGTAATGATCACTAGCATTTTTTGGCAATGTATCTAAAAGAAAATATGTGAAGCTTTCCCAACTGTGACCTTTCGGTAATTTATAATTAGCTGTATTTATAGTGGAATTTGCATAGATATTTCCAAAATTAGCTCCAGCAACTCTTCCGACTATTTTCACCCAAGTTTTAGGTTCAATTATTTTAAACATATTTAATCCAGCTTTTGCTGTATCTCCAAACGGTTCATCAATTCTCATACTATGAATTGATACTCCAGCTTTATACATTAAATCATAAAATTTATTGTACTCATTCCCAGTCTTTCCATAATAAGTCCAAATATCTTCTGTTGTATAATCATATATAGGATAAAAATTATATACATTTTCATCAACCTGTGTAGAGTACATTATATCTTTGTATTTACGTTTATTTTTAGTTGTTAAGGCTCTCCAACGGTTTAAACTCTCTTGTGTTCTTATACCTATTATACAGGCTGTTTTTTCATCTTTACCAAACCACCTACCAAACTTAGCAACAAAATCTTCAAAAGTCATATTGTACTTGTAATAATCAATAGGATTATTATCTACATTAATAACATAATCCATTGTTGGCATTTCCCTTACCCAAATATCTTTCTTTTCAGTTTCCCACCAACTCCAAGTCATTTCGTTGTAAGATAAACTGTTGTCTGTAAGCATAGGTAAGCATACCCAATAAGGTGTAATCACATCTTTATACTTTTCTATCATTTGAATTGAATAGTCAATAGTCATTTGATAGTGTGCTTCTATATCGATGAATAAGACACCTATTTTTCTATTTCTTTTTCTAGCTTCTTCACACATTAAATGCATGCATACTCCACTATCTTTACCACCAGAGAAAGACACATATATTTTTTCAAATTCATCAAATATATATTTCACTCTGTCTTTACTAGCTTCAAATACATTTTTATCACAATATATTTTCAAAATAATCACTCCCTTCATTAATCTTATCTATCAATAGCTCTTTTAAATTTCTTTTCTTTTCGTTATTTTCAAAGATCATATTGAATATACTTAAATTAGAAGTAAAATAAATATACTCAATATCTTTTTCTTGGCCCATTCTTTTAATTCTGCTAATAGCTTGTTCTGTTTTTGCGTAATCAAATGTTATGCTGCTAAATGCAACCTTGTTACAAAATTGCAAATTCAAACCATAAGCTCCAGTTCCTAATGTCATTACTAACGCTTTACTGTCATTTTTAAATTTCTCTTTTATTTCTGAACGCTCATTTAATGGAGTGTCACCTGTAATTAAATAACAATTTAACTGATTAGCTATATTTATTGCTTCACTTACTAAAGTACAAAATACTATTATCTGATTTTCTTTTTTAATGTATTTAGCTATTTCTAAATGTCTTTTTTCATCGTTAAAACAACTATAAGCTAGATTTTGGAATTGATCTATTATACTTTCTCCCTTACTAATTGAGTTGAGTAATTGTTGCTTTTTACGATTGTAGCTTTCTTGTGCTTCTTCACTAGCAATTATTCTAATATGTTTAATCACTTCATTTTTATCAAATTCAAAATCACATTCAAATATATACGGTGCTATAAGTTTGTGTAAATAGTCTATGTTAACATCAGATAACTTGTAAAATTCTTTAGGACGTTGGCCAACTTTCTTATAGGATATTTTTTTAAAAAATACATTTAAGAATTCTTGTTTACTCATCCCTATTATCTTATCACTTAGAAAATTCATTTGATTATAAATATCCCATTCATTTTTTGTTAATGGTGTACCATTTAAAATTAATCTATAATCACTCATTTTAGCAATGTTCATAAGTCTTTTATATCGTTTTGTATCGTCGTTTTTAATAAATATACTTTCATCTGCAACGATGAATAGCTTTCTACCTTCTATTTCTTCAAGTAATTCAACGTAAGTTTTATCGCTATTTGATAACGTTTCATAACCTATTATTTTATAGTCTATATCTAACGTCCATTTGTTTATTTCATCTTGTAAATTGTCTTTTGTAGAAAACGGACAGAAAAACAAAACTAAATCACAATCTGTAGTTTTAATCAATTCTAACGCTACCTTAGTTTTTCCCGTACCTTGTTCCATGAACAAAGCACCTACTTTTAATCTTTTAAACTTCTCAAATGCTTGTTTTTGATTTTCTGTAAGCATACTAACGCTCCAATTCTGAAATTATTTCCACATCCTTATTAATCTTAACAGGTTCAGTTACTTCTAAATAACTTGTGTCATCTTCTTCTGTAAGTTGATTAAAACATAGTGCTAATTCCTCACCGCATATTTCTTTAGTTGTTTTATCATTTTTAAAAATTTTAAACCTAAATTCATCTGTGTAAGATAAACTTAAGAAATATCCATTTCCTTTTTTTAATGATCTAATTAATTTAGATGGATGCCAAAATTTATAATTTTTATAATATGAACTGTTGGGCAGTTTTATTAATACTGCCCTGTCAGTTTCATATTCAATGTTTTGCTTATTAAATTGAATTGTTTTCCACATAAGTTACTCCTTTTATTTCTTCTGGTTTAACTTCAAAAGTTATAAACTCTTCATATTTCCCACGATTTCTATCGCCAGGTAAAATTTCATTTTTATAAGCTGTTGTTTCAACTTCCAGTAGAACATCTCCGTATTGAGTGAAATTTAATTGATCTGTTAATGGTTTGAATAGATATACAACTTCTGTTGAGTTGTCAGCTCTTCTACCGCAATCCCAGTTATTATTCCCAGTTTTTGAAATAGGTAAAATTCCTTCTTTTAAAATTTTGTCTAAGTCTTCTCTTGCAACAACTTTATATAGTTTTAACGTCTGTGCCTCTCTAAATTCGAATGGGACTATTAGCGAATTATACTCTTTATTATCAGTTTTCACCCCAGTTTCAAAACTATTAATTACTCCATAATAATTTAATGTTAATTCATGTAAGAACTCATAAACATCGTATTGATCATTACTTAAATAGATTGAATTTAAATATTCTTCATGGTCTCCTGTAATAATAACATTTACTACCTTTACAGATTCCTCACTTCTGAAACGATCAACATGGTAAACCTTAATAACTTCTAACTCCACGTTATTATCATGTCTGTAAATATTAAATGTTGCTGTCCAATTGTACCCTCTTCTCGTATTCTCGATTGTATATTCATTAAATTCTACTTTTCTTAATAATTCTTCTTTAGTTAACTCTTTCATGATGTTTTACCTCTTTCTTTATCTTACATTTATTATTATACAACGCACGCTCGAGCGTGTCAATAGTTTTTTTAAAAAAAGTTTATAAAAAAATAAACCCCACAATTAAGCGGGGTTGTTAGTCAATATTATTTATTCAGTTAGTTATTTCTTTCTCCATGTTCCATGAGTTTCAAACGTTTCTAAGTCCATAGAAGCTACATAACGTCTTTCTCCACTATAAGATACGTATGATAACCATTCATATCCGTTAGCATTACAGAACGCCATATAATCAAATTCTTCTCCTTTCTCGTAAGTTCCTACAATTTCTGCATCTGTAGATGGTGCATTTCTAATGTTAAGTTTTTCTACTCCTACAGTATATGTACGAACTTCAGGAAGTGAAATCAAATCAGAATTTTCTTCTACTACTTCGTTATCATCAACAGGGAAATAGAACCAACCTACAATACCATCAAAGTTACGTTCATTATATCGTGCTGGCCCTCCTACATATAAACTATCTGCATTTCCATCAATATTTTGTTCGATGGTTTTCATAGTATACCCATCACTATCTTGTGTTACTACTCCAGTATGACCGTATGTATGTCCTGCTATATAAGTAGTATCCATAACGAATACTGCTCCAGCAAGTGGCCGACTATCTACATTACCAGCTTCATTATATTCTACTCTGTAACCTAATGCGGCAGCACTATTTAATAGATCAATAGCATTACCCCATAACGCCTTCCCAAAATATAAAACTGATAAATAGTTAGGTAAGTCAACACACTGTGTTCCGTATGCTCCATCTTGATCTACCCCTATTCCTAAATCTGCGATTCGTTTTGCTTCATTTGTAATTTCAATTGTTTTAACCATTATTTATCCTCCGTATTGTTATTATTTGAATTATTATTTCCTACAGTTTGTCTGTAAACTTGATGTAAACCAACAGTACCGAATCCAATTGTAATTGCTGTTGCATCTTTAAATAGTACAATTCCTATTAATCCTCCTAACACTCCTAGAAAATTGGGTATCATTTCATTAGGAAAGAATTTTGATTCTTTTAAAAATTTTCCTAACATCCCAAGTAATGTTACTATTAAGAATACTAGTGCTGGCTTTAAAACTTCTAATTGTTCCATATATCTCACCTCCTTTCTTATGGCAATTGAACAGGCCATGGTTCGTTTGTTAAATACGAAATTGCACTTACTCGAATGTCTCCAATATCTTTATCCGTTGGGATAGGGTCATTAAATGTGAATTGTATAAAGTTTGAGTCGCTTGTACCTCCTAAATACCAAATTCCGTAAGGTTTTCCTGCGTCGCTATAGATACCCCCAATTAAAGAACTTTCACTTCTAAAACCTTCGGGAATTCCGTTAGGATAAGTAAGTTTAGCCCCTTTGTCTCCACTGCTATTGTGTCTTACAAATCCAGGTCCATTTCGTTTACCTACGCCAAACCAACCCCATTGAAGTCCTCCGAATTGATACGTCACAAGATTGTTTACTCGTCTGATTTTAATAAACGAGTTGCCTGCTCTAGAGACACTATTTAACGTTCTCCAGCCGGTATCACCTATTAAAACTTCCCATCCTTGATTCCCACCGTCAGTAGTCTTGATCCATTTTAAAGCACCGTTAGTCTTATTCTTATCAACATATGTTGTCCCGATTTCAGCTTCTACAACTCCGTTCGGCATTCCTGTGCCGTGAATTTCGTATTGATTAGTAGTAGGTTTGCTTTCAAGGGCACTAACACGACTAACTAAAGCACTATCATTATATGGTGTCGGTAGTTCTGACTTTTTAGCGTATGTTTCAGACGCTGTTGTTTCTGTTAAATAACCTTTCTCAGATAATTCAGTTTTAGTAACAACGCTATCTTTGAATGAATTGTATTCAGTCGTATCAAGCTTTTTGCTTAATTCTGACTTACTAACCGCAATATTTCTCAATGCTTCTAGATCACTAGTTGTTGCAAGATGTGTTAATGGTTGGTGTTCAGTTAAGAAATGATTATTCTCTAGTTCTTGCTTAGTAACTAAACTAGATAAATCTTGATGTTGAGTTAAATAATTTTTAGTATTTAACACATCTTCAGTTAGGTAGTTTTTACCGTTTAATACTTCTTCTGTTAAATAACCTTTACTGCCAAGCACTTCATCAGTCACATATCCTTTACTATTTAATTCTTCTTTAGTCACTAAATTATCAAGCGGTTGATGTGTTGTCAGATATCCTTTGTTATTTAATTCATCTGTAGTCACATAATTTTTAGCTTCTAACTCTTCTTTTGTAACTGTATTAGCTAACTCTTCTTTAGTCGCTAGATTAGAAGTATCAACACTACCGCCAGTCGTCTGTCTATTCTCTAACGCTGTAACACGTTCTGTAAGTGAGCTGTCATTGTAAGGTTGCGGTATTTCAGATTTTAAAGCATACGGCGATAAATCTTGATGTTGTGTTAAATAACCTTTACTATTTAATTTATCTTCAGTAACAAAAACAGAAGTATCAACCGCAGGCTTGCTTTCTATTTCAGTAAGTCTACGTTTCACTTCTGTGTCGTCGTATATTGTGTCATTGTCGTGTTTAGCTTCAAGCACATCTAATCTATCTCTAATAGGCTTGTCGTCGTAAGCTCCACCTTCAATAGCTTTGCTTTCAAGAGCCGTTACACGTTCTTTTAAAGGTGTGTCGTTGTATAATTCTGACTTCTTAGCGTATTCTGATAAATTAGTTACATATCCTTTACTCTCTAATTCATCCCTAGTCACTAAATGTGAAGTATCAACTGTTGGTTGACTGTTCCTAACCTCGTTTAACTCTTCCTTAGTAGCTAAATTACTAACATCTGAAATGTAATGTTTTGCTTCTAATTCTTCTTTAGTCACAAGGTTGTCAGCTAATGGTTGACTACCACTAACATTCCTTAGTTCTTCTTTAGTAGCATAGTTTGATAAGTCTACAGGAGGTTTATTCTCAAGTGATGTAAGTCTTTCTTTAACCTCTCTATCGTCATATACTGTGTCCTTATCAGTCTTCAATTCTAAAGCCAGTACTCTGTTCTTAACTAATTCAAAATTAGTATTGTCTACTGCTTCTGACTTTTTAGCGTAAAGTCCTTCAGCTTTAACCTCTGTTAGTAGTCCTTCTGTTGCCACACCACCAACATTTTTTAATGCTTCTTGTAATTCAGTTTTTGTAACAACGTCTAATCTATCGACAATAACTGTATTGTTGATAAATCGTTCTTTGACCTCATATCGACTGATTTTATCGATTTCAGATACTTTAACTTTGAACTTAAATCTGAAAGTGTCTGATGTTCTTTGTTCTTCGTCAAAATATAAGTAACAAATTACAGTTTCATTTTGAGTTATTAAACTAGTGTCAAATGTTACTTTTACTTTATTTCCTTCTACCATTCCAGTAGTTTTCCAAACTTTATTACTTTCTGTGAATTTGAATAAAGCTATTACTTGTTCAGTTGTTAGAGTGTCATTTAATATCTCAAACTCAAATGATCCGTTATTTTTATCATGAGAATATAATTCCGAATAACTATCTTCAGTTTTACGTTCTCTTGTCGTGTTGTCAAAATCTATTTTAATTAATTTTTTCATCTTCTAGTCCTTTCCGTCAAGTTCGTCTCGTAGTTTCTCTAATCGCTTTTTAATTCCATTCGGAAATGGTACTCCTAAAGCGCTTAAATTTTCAATCAATGATAAGCAGTAACCAACTGTGAAAAATAACAAGAAAGCTGTCGCAAACTCATTAAAACCTAAATACAGCATGTATGGGTATACTGTGATACACATGATTGCAACAATACCATGTTCAATTAACCCTTTTCTGTTTACTGTTGAATTTAGTTTTTTTGTTACAAAAGCCTTTGCTAGTCCAGTTAAAACATCAAGCACAATTATTAATGTAAATGCATGGATATAAACGTCCTTAGCTAAATGGTAATAGCGTTCGGCTAACTCTGGTAATGTAATTTCCATTAATTAAACTCCTTTCTTTGCAAAATAAAAGAGGGCTTAAAGCCCTCCTTAAAATTATTATTTGTCTTCAGCAACTTCAGCTAATCCCATTTTGTCAAGTTCAGCTTTCACTAATTTGCGAAGTTTTTTGTTCTTAATTTCATCTAAAGTCATTAGTCCATCAAGAATTGTTAATGCTAAATATTTAACTATCATAGTATTACCTCCTTTCATCATTTCTAAAAATATCATGCTAGACAGTTGTAGCTTCTCGAGAACCGCCACTACTTTCTTTTTCATCTTCTGCATCCTCCTTAACTGGATAAGTAATATTTAAGTGTGTTGCTAAAAATTGTAATTTAGCGTCAATATCTTCAAAATTAGATTCATACTCAAACTCTTTAACAACGCTTTGAGCTAACATCTTACGTGTTGTGTCAAGTGTTGCAGTTTTCTCTTTCAACGCTTTTTCCATTGCTATAAATTTCTCATTCTCAGCTTTGTTAGGGTAAGTATCTTGGTAGAATTGCTCCAGTGCCAGTTGTACTATTTCATCTTCTGACTTCGTTAAATGGTCACCTTTTAGCGTTGTTTCAATTACAGTCCCACCACTAGTACTAAATATACTAACAATGGTTGTCAGCACTGCTCCGTTGCTATCGTAGGTAGCACGTGCATAATTTTTCTTATATGTTGCCATTGATTTTATCCTCCAGTTTTTGTAGTCTTAATTTTAGGTTATTGTTTTCTTCAGAAAGTTCCTGTACTGCTTTGATAAGGTAAGGAATAGTGTCGTAGTAGTTAATTCTTAGATAGTCATTATAAGTTTGCTTATCATCCATATCATGTACTACTAAATCTTTATCCACAGACTGCACCTGTTGTGCTATTGCTCCAATTTTTTCAAACTTATTATCTTTTTTCCAGTTAAATTCAACCATTTCAATACTATTAAGTGTATCTAATGCTTTTATTTTAGTTGGTTTGATGTTAGTTTTTAAGCGTTGGTCAGAAATTCTACTTTTTACAGTATTAATCTGACTCCACCAAATAACTGTAGTTTTACTTCCGTTACTATTCATATCACCTTGAATATCATTACCATGAGTATCAATTCTAGCATTATATACATTCATACCTTTATGAAATTCTGCCGTATTTTTACATGTCATAACACCTTGAGCATTTACCCACCATGCGTTAGGTCCTGGGTTAGTCCAATCATCGCCCCATGCTGCCCACACTTGAGCTCCTCGAGTTCCTGCGTTTAATCCAGGATTTATACCACAATCAAAATTGTCTTTCCCAGTCAACCAAAAACCTTTGTCATTGTAATTGTAACCTATCCTAAATCCACCTATTTCCCCAGTATAAGCTCGTAAAACTCCTCTTATATCAACCTTATCAGCGTCTATTTTAACAAGACCTTGATTATTTCCAGATTCATCACGTTCAACACTCAAATTAATAGCACTGATTATTTCATCTTTAGAAACTTTTAAGTCTATATCATTTTTAGTTTGTTTAATTATACTTTCAAGTTTTGAGTTATTCGATGATACTTCAGATACTTTCAATTCAATATCACTTTTAGTTTGATTTATCGAACTTTCTATCCTGCTATTTTGTAAATAAACATCTTCGGGGGCTGGGCTGTAGTTTTTAGGTAAGGTATCACCTTCACACATGTAAGGTTGGGCGATATTGATAGCACCACTTCTTACTATATATACACAAAATGAACCGTCAGATAAGAACATATCTTTACTAGCGGTAAATGTGAATTCACGTTCTATCCATTTATCCATTTCAGTATTAACAGTATCTAATCTAGCATTCCACAATATTTCACCATTTATATGATTTTTAATTTCGACATAAGCCCCTTGAGTTAATTTACCTCCTAAACTACTAATAAATATAGGAATACGTATAGAATATCGTTCTCCTTTACTTATACTTAGTTTAGATAAGTTGAATCCTACACCTTGCCAAATATTTCTATCAAAAACATAACTTATCAGTGACATGAAAGGCGATCCTTTATACTCTTGGTTTACATGTCTATAGATATCGTTACCTATTAGTTTATAATCCTTATCAGATATCATCCTACTACCAAGTACTAAATTACGCTTTTCTTCGTTAGCTAAAACTTGCTTTTTAACCTCTCCTATTGTTGAGTTGAACTGGTCTATCGTGCTTTCAAAAGTCTTGTATTTCTTAGTAATTTCTTTAATCTCTACAACATCAGGAATGTTTTCTAATCTAGCAGTAGCAATAGTATTTGAGTCTTTGTAAGTGACTAATGCTATTAACTCAAGAGGTTGTCCGTTTTGAGTTCCGTTTTTCCAATTTTTGTTTATTGAAAGAAGTCCGTTATTTACATTAGAGTTCCAAAAGTCGCTCCAGTCAGTCCTTGTGCCCCCTTTATCTTTTAGTTGCACATTGAAGCCATTATCAACTTTTTGACCGTCGTAAAACACATCTAAATAGGCGTTAACATTGTTTGCTAAGTTGTTAATATACGTTCCTTCAAAACGTAAATTTGCTGTCAAACTGTGTGCTTGTAAGTCTTCATATGCTGGCGACCATTCTGTTGCGACGTTACCTTTTTCAAGTTTAGGTAAACGGATATAAATTTTATCTCCAGGAGAACATGTCCCTATCATCTGATAAAACACAAAAGAATAAAATTGTGTATATCTGTTTGTAAATGTATGAGATATTCTTTGCCATTGCGTTGTAATATCTACTCTTCCTTTAAATCCGTTAGTTTCTTGCCCCACATTGTTAAAAGAAATATTTTTACTTGCTTTAACATCTACACTCCATGTCAATACTTCATTTTGAAAATTATCTTTCAAAAATGGCATAATTTGTGCCCAAAAACCAGCATTATCAGTAGCTCTAATTTTTGTAAAAACTAAAGTTCCATTTTCAACTGTTTTTTCCCAGTTTATTCCGAATCCATTTATGTTAGTTAACTTCTCACTATCTACAATGTAATTCCTATTAATAGACTTCCCGTCTACACCATCTTCCCCCTTAACTTTAAACCACTTATACGCCGTCTTATCTGTTGGTTGTGTTGGAGATGTAGTCCTTGCAACTCCCATGTATTTCTTAGGTTCTCGTCCGAAATTACTACCATCAGCATTATCTGAATAGACTATATGAGTATATTTATCATTAGTAATTGAGGTTTGTTGTAAATCGAACCATTCAAAATCACTTGCTACTGGTGTACTTTCTTTAAACACATATCCGAAATAACGATATTTATGGTACTGTGCTGGTTCATCGACTGGATAATCAGTATATCGTTTATCACCTTCATAAATTGTAAACCAGTCAATCTGAATTCCTGTCCAGTCTTCGTCTTCCGGAACTAAAACGAATTTAAACAGTACATCATCCACATCATTAGTGGTTGTAAATGTGATTGACTTAGTTTCTAATCCTCTGAATTCTAACTGACCCCAATTATATTCCTCACTAGTCTTGTTATTTCTGAAATAAGCCCATAACTTATTACTATTCCCTTTAGCTCGTGCTGTTAGCGTGTATTTAGTGTTAGGTTTAAAACTTAAAAACATATTAGCTTGCCATATATCGCTAATATCATTGTCATTAACGATATTCACACGTGGTCTATTTTTAGCAAATAACTTAGCATTTTCATCTGGTTCAACAAGCGTAAAATCAAGTCCGTTTAAGCTGTTAGAATAAGCCTTGTATAGCTTACCGTCTGATTTAATCTTAGTCCAGCTATACTCACTAGCGTTAGTAGGTGCTTGTTCTTTGTCTCCAGTATAAATACCGATATACTTAAGTGTTGAGTTGTCACTCATGTTACGACCGTCTGGAAAATCACTGTATTTTTTATGGATGTAGGAATTCTTTCCTTTAAGCTCTTCTTTAGTAGGTAAGTTTTTCTTGACTTCTCCTACTATTTCTTGTACTTTGCCACTTACTGCTGTTTTTACCGCTTCATTAATGGCACTTTGTTCCATATAGAATTCACCTGTGTCCAAGTCCCAGTAACTGCGACCGTCAGCAGATTGAATACGACCTGCTCTTAACACACCTGTATTAATTAAATCTAGCGTTGCTCCTCTACCATCAAGAAATGTTTTCCAGTTCCATTCTCCAGTAGGTTTCTTACTATTAGCTATCGCTATTTTACCAGCTCCCATATAAACTACTTTAGTAGGATTTTGATCAATAGGTTTATCGAATGAATAATATCCAGCAGGTACTTTATACTCATTATCGGCTTTTAAATCGTAGTTATAACCATCTTCATTAATTAACTTATCAGATAGTCTTTCTCTTATCTTATCAAGCCAATAAACTGTGTCGTCTTGAAAGTTCTTCATCTCTTTAGCTAATTCAATAGTTCTACTGAACGGAGATGTAGTGACCTTATCACCTATTCCAAATTCAGTTAATTTATTGTCAACTAAATTACGTTTAACCTTAAATACTCTTGTTTCATATTTAATTCCTAGTTTAGGATTAAAAATTCCAACAGTATCTCCTAATTCAAGATTACCAACATTTAAAACCTTAGCACTATATTCAACTTGCATCCTACTATTTTTTTCAAGCCATTCATAAGAAAGCCTTAATAGTTTTTCTTTGTCCGTTTCATCTTGAAATTCAACAATTTTAATACGTGGTTTAGTACCTTTTTCAAAACCATATAATTTAGTCATAGCTGGAATTTCTACGTACTCTTGTCCCACTGGTTTATCAACAGGTTGACCGCTTGTTCTTCTCCATTCAATATCTTTAAATGATATTCTACGACCATAACCACCTGTGTCAGTTTCTTCACCTTTACCACGCCCAACAACAGCTGTATAAATCGCACCTTGTGACTTCTTCTCACTAACTGTTAGTAAGTCTCTACCGTGAACAAATACTTTTCCGTTTCTTCCACCTAGTCTAGTAAATACATCTAAATATCTACCTGTGATTTTACCTCGACTAAATTCTAATCGTGGTTTAATCTCAATCTGTGTCGCTTCGATTAACTTACTTAAAGCTTCCTTACGTGTCACATAGTAGAAGTTACCTGTATATCTTCGTTGAATATTAACAGTTCCTAGTTGCCAACGTGACCCATCTAATATAGTTGTCAGTACTCCTACTAATTCTCTATTAGTTGGTCTGAAGTCTTTGATATATCCGTCACTTTCCATATCGTCGAAAAACGTATGTACTCCGACTATTTTCACATCAGTAGTACTAGTTTTTGTTACGTGATCTATTTTATACAGATGAAATATTCTATTATCAGAATAATCTTTATGACCTATATAAGAGGCTTTCTCTATTAATTCAGAATACACAACAGTACATTCTATAGTTTGAATTTTATTTATTTCTTCGTTCTGAATACCTTCTAACGGGCTTATAGTACCTATTAGCTTTTCATCATTATTGAATAGAAATAGTTTCATTAATACATCCTCTCTTTCGTATAAACTTCTAACACTCGACTGTTGCTACAAGTAATTACATCACCTTGTTTAACTGCAAAATCAAAGTCACTTTCCACAAAATCAATTAAATCACTTCTTACCATTGTATTTAATTTCAACGGATAATCTTTGTTCAAATCAATCTCAAGCACATCACCAACAGCAAAAGAAGTATGATTAATTATTATTTTCTTAGCAGTGGTTTGATTTTTAATGATAATCTTATCGCTAACGCTATTTACAATTACCTTAATCAACTCTGGTGTGAATTCATTTTTGTTGTTAGGTAGTTTAGTTATAGTAACGCTACTAACTCCTGTATCTTTATCAACTTCTTTGTATTTATACGGATCTAAACACAAAAAAGTAAATGTTGATACAACACTGTTTGATGTTTCTTCTATGTCGTTACCTTTTTGCAAGATAGCTTTATATGAATAATCTTGTTCATCTGTGAATTTTAATATCTTTGGTTCATCAGTTTGTAATAACATATTTAGTCTATTGAATTTCTGTCTAAACTCTTCATTAGTTGTTGCTTTTAACTGGAATTTAACCACAATAGCTCTAACTTCTAAATTGCCATATAAAAAATATTTTCCATCCGTCCCTGGAATATCAGTTGAGTTTATATTCTTACTTAACAAACCTCGACCACTTACCGCTAACGTTCGAAAACCTTCTAGATCTGTATCGATATTCACACCATTAAATATAGTTTGAATAGAAGAGTGTAATTGCTCTCCTATTTCATTAGTATTAATAAAATTGTACATTTACACTCCTCCTAAATTGAATAAACTTCTTCTAGCTTTATCGCTTCACCGTTTACCTGATTAATATCACTCACAAAGGCTCTAAAGTCCTTATTACCTAATTTGAATGTAATTACCATAGGTTGTGAACTGATAGTATTTTCAACGTTTAAAGCTTTACTTTGATTGATATTAAATCTTGACTCAATAGCACCTGTGATACTTTGTACTTTTGCCATAGTTTTATCAAAGCCGTTGTCTAAACCTCTATTAAGTCCGCCCATAATTGCATTACCAGCAGGAATTAATAAACGTCTATCTACTTCAATCGGTCCTTTATGATCTCTAATCCATCCAGCTATTCCACTAACAAAACCTTTTACGCTTTCCCAAGCAGATTTTAAACCGTTTAAAAGTCCATTCATGATAGCACGTCCGATATCCCACAAGTTGATATTTCTAAGTGTATTAAAGATATTTGTAACGCTATTTACTAAACTTTGAACTCCGTTTTTAAAAGTATTCCAAGCGTTTTGAGCTGCATTCACAATCCCCTGAATGATACTCACTACACTTGACTTAATAGAGTTCCATGTGTTTACTGCTATATTTTGAATAGCGTTAATAGTTGATGTGAAGAAAGACTTAAAGCCTTCCCACAACGCTTTTATTCCGTTAACTAGTCCAGTCACAATTGTCACTACAGCTGTTTTTAATGCATTCCACACTGTTGAAGCTGTTGTTGATAAGAAATTCCAAATAGAAACCAAACCATTTTTTAAGCCTTCCCAAGCATTTATTAGTAAAGATATAAGAGTAGTTACAATAGTTAAAACTATCATTTTTATACCTTCCCAAACCATTTGAATAGCGTTTTTTATTGCATCCCAAATCATTTGTAAGTCTTGTTGAAGTTTAGTAAAGTTACCTGTCACTAAATCAATAACAATTAGTACCGCTCCTAGCACAATAGCTTTAATGTATTCCCAAGCACCTTGAAATATCATTTTGACACCTTCCCAAACTCCGTTGATACCTTCTTTTAAGATGTTCCATGCACTAATGAAAGATGTAATAAACGGTTGAACTATAGTCATTATTGAAGTCACAATAAAGTTCCATGCTACTGAAGCAGCAGTTGAAATAGCCGTCCAAGCTGCTTGTAATAAAGCTACTGCACTATTCCAAGTTTGAACTATCCACTGAACCACAGTTTGTACTCCAGTTTTGATACCTTCCCACAATGTACTGAAGAAAGTACCACAAGCACTCCACGCTGTTTTGATAGCTTCCCAAGCTGTAATAAACGCTTGTTTGATAGCTTCCCAAATAGCTATAACTGCATTTCTAAAACCTTCGTTAGTATTCCATAGATAGATAATTAAAGCGACTAACGCTGTAATTGCTGCAACTATAAGTACAAATGGATTAATTGCCATAACCGCATTTAAAGCCGCTTGACCAATTGTTGCCGCTTGTTGTGCTGTTTTAAAAGCTGTCAACGCTGCTCTTGCCGATTCAATAGCGGTGGTTATCATTAAAGCTGTTCTGAACCCGATGAATGCACCAGTCAAAGCAACCACAATAGCTTTATTATCACTTAACACACTAAATAAACTAGTTATTCCACTAACAATCGGTGGTATAACTGTTTTTAACACACTTAATCCACCTGTTACAAATTCACCTATACTATTTATTATTCCAGTGATCTTATCCTTACCAATGGCATCTATTATTTCATTAATCTTCGTGACAATACCTGCTTGCATATTCCCTACTGCACCTTCAATAGTTTTAGTAGAGGTTGCCGCTTCTCTTGCAACATCTGTCATACCTAAATCAAGAATAGCTTTATTAAACTCTTCTGCACTAATTTTCCCTTGTTCTAATGCTTTTCTAAAATCTCCAGTATAAGCTCCATTTTGCCTTAAAGCTTCCTGAATTTTACCACTAGCTCCAGGAATTGCATCAGATAACTGTCTCCAGTTTTCACCAGTTAATTTACCAGCAGAAGCGGTCTGAGTCATAACCATAGCTACTGATTTAAATGTGTCAGCATTACCACCAGCAACCGCATTTAAGTTACCTGCCGCTTGTGTTAGTCCGTCATAGTCTTTAATACCGTTTGCCGCTAATTGTGCTGTAGTATTTGCTATTGTGTCTAAATCATACACAGTATCATCTGCATATTTCCTTACACTTGCTGCACTTTTTTCTATAGCACTATTATCTAATCCAGCAAACTGCATTGTACTTCTAAATTTATCCATTGCATCAGATGCTTTGAATGATTCACTAATCAAACTACCTATATCACCAGTAACTTTAGTAATAGCTCCAGCCGCTAAATTTGCTAATGCCATAGCTTTGAATGTACCACCGATTTTTTGTCCGCTTTGCTCACTCTTACTAGCTTTGGCATCAAACTTATCTAGCTTTTCGTTAATAGCATCTAACGTATGAGTAAAACCTTTATCCACCGCAGATAATATAGCTTCTACTGAATATTGTTCTGCCATATTTTATTCTCCTTTCTACATATTCGCTTTTAATAGTAAATTGCTTAATTCTTCATCTTTGATAGTAGGTACTATTTCACCAGTTATTTCTCTGTATTTTTTTTCATAGTCGAAAAAGTCTTTAAAACTTCCGTACACATATACTTCTTGCTTACCTTTCGTCTCTGTTCGTTTAACTACACGATTCAACCATGCTTGCTTGTAAATTAAATGTTCTTCATCTAACAACCTTAATTGAGCACCTTTCATCAGTAAGTTATATTGATTAAGAGTGAGTATATTTATTTCGTAAATACTTGTGATACCTAGATACCTTACACAATTTACTATTATTTCTTCGTATGTTTCTTTGGAGTTTTTATAGTCTATGCTTCCTGTGGATTCTCTTCGTTCTGTTTCTTCAGAGTCTCTCTGTTCTGTTTCAGAATTCTCTTTCCCGCATTACTTTCTTCTAATGCTTTGATTACTTCATCGAATAAAGCTTCGATATCTTCGTGTTCATCAATAAAGTTATCAATTTCAGTTTGTGTTGGTCTTTCTTTTTCTAGAAATGTCCCTGCATATAGAACATCAGATAAACTTGCTACATCTCCTCCCAGAATTTCTGGTATTTTCATACTTAAAGACATACCAAGCTTAATTCCTTTAGCTTCTAGTGGATGATTTTTATCTAATTCACGTACAAAACCAACTCCAAATTTTACTTCTACTGTTTTATTTTCGTTTAATCTTAATTGCATATTATTTTCCTCCAAAAAAATAGCTAACCAGTATTCCTACCAGTTAGCTTTGTTTAATTATTCTTCTGTTGTGTCAATAGTAGTGTCTTTAAACACATATTGAACCACTTGTGCTTGTTCATCAGTTAGTGTTGCATAACCTGTTTTCCCAACTCCATTAATTGAGAATTCAAGCTCTAACTCCACACTATCTTCTGAATTAGGATTAGTACTAAATTTAGTTACATATCCTCGGTAATAAGTAGCTTTATATTTATTAGATTCATTTTTCTCAGCTTTATCAATTTCCCAGATTTCAATAATATCACCATTGATTAAAGCTTCTCTTAATTCCTCGATATGCTTATCACCTTTAGCTACGATTGACTTAGCCGAAAAATCATACTCAACTGCACCTAAATTTTGGATATTTCCATCTTTAGTTTTTTGAGCGTCAGCATCTCTACTGATCTCATTACTGTGTTCAGTCTGAAAAGCTAATTTAAAAGCTGCTTCTGTTTTAGCATTCTTTAAAAATCGATATAAAAGAATAATATCTATACCTTTTTTAGCTTCATAAGTTTTTTTTACTTCTGACATTTATTATCTCCTTATCTTAAATTAAATTCTAATTCAATAACCGCTCTTTTAAGAGGTGTTACCGTTGTTCTATCATCAAGTATTCTAATATTGCTTGAATTAATATTTAAACTCCATGAATACCCGTCTGTATGTTCTATTCTCAAGCATTTTTCTAATATAGCGTTTGCCATAGTAGATACTTCTTTTCGTTTTGTTTGTAACCCCCACACAGATAATGAGAGAGTGACATTTCCTTTTACATCTGTTTTATTAATAGCGTAACTAACAGATGTATCTTCCATTTCTACAAATGGATAAGGTACTTCATTCATAGGTTTATAATCGTAGACTTTATAACCTAAATTCTTACATATCTTGAATACTTCATCAAAAATACTTTGTTCTCTAGTTTTAATCATGTTAATTTTTTCAAGTCATTAACGAACTCTTTCTTAACTTGTTGGAAAGCAGGTTTAACAAATGGTTGTTTATCCATAAAACGTGTACCATATTCAACGTACGGAGAGTATTTAGTGGTTGGTTTAACTCTTGCCAGTAAACCGCCTTTTTCTATTAAAATATTGATACTTCTTCTAGTATCACCGTTAGAATATCCACCTTTAAATACTGCATTCTTAACCATTTGTTGATTTAAGTTTGCTCCATTTTTCTTCACAATTTCTTTTACTAGTCTCATTTGTGCTTTATCTTTTAGGTTAAGTTGTAATTTTTTATGGCCGTATATCTTTAGTCCCATCACTATCATCCCTTTCAAGATAAAAAGCTTTACTAAGTTGCTTATCTGCTGTTGGTATATATCGCTTTCCACGATATTCAACAACATTAAACGGCTTATTATAAGCATTTTTTAAGAATATAACTTTTCTTTGTTTGTTATAATCTCCGAAAATTTGAACTGACTTACCAAGTCCTAAATCCATTGTGAAGCATGCAACGATATCTGAATAGAGTTCTTTATAGACATGTTCTCCTGTTTCATAATCATACTCATTTTTATCTACTTGTTTTAAAATTGCTCTTTCTGAATATCTCATTAGAATATTAATAATTGACCTTTCTTTGATTTTTCTTTCTTGAAGTCTTCTCTTAACATTTCATCCCAGGGGGCGAACTCATTTAAGAAAGTCTCATAGTTAACAGAGTGACCTTCAACGGATTCAGACGTAGCACCCTCAGCACCACGTCTGTTAAATCTTTTGATAACACAATCTTCAATAATAAACCTGTATTTATTTTCAATTTCATCTTGTTTATAAGTGAATTTGAAATGGTCAATAACCTTATCAATAAGTCTGCATAGGATAGTATCTTGTAGAGTATCACGAATATCTAAATCTTCTTTAACGTTATCTAATACTAAATCTCTATCCATAAATTATCTCCTAAGGTTCGATATCTAACATATACACATCATCTAATCTTTCAAATGATGGTAAAGCAATCATAGTTACTTTAGTTTGTACGTTAACAGGATCAACTAGTTCTTGAGTTGTAATAGCAATACCAGTATTAACAACTTTCACTTCAACTCCAGCAACATTCCCACCTAATAAATCAGATTCTTCTGGAGTAGTACCGAATACTGTTTTCCCTAAAGTAGCGTTAGGAATGAATGATACATAACCTTCTGGATAGAATTTTTTAGCAACTCCATCATCATCTACAAATGTATCATTTTTAATCTCAACTTTTACACCATGTGCATCTAAAAGATAATCAGTTAATTCAGAAGTTGTTACTGTTGCTCCTTTAGGTGCTAATGGTTTAACAATTTTAATAGTTGAGTCTGCTTTTCTGATTAAACCAAAAGTTTTTTGAGTCATGATAAGAATTTCTGCTTTCTTACCTTGATTCTCCATAGCTTCAATTACTTTTTCAATATCTGCTAGTGGAGTTGCTGCTGCTTCAGTCCATTTTGTTCCAACAGTTCCTTTCATAGAGTCTTTAACTCCATAATCAAACTCTTGTGCTACTCCATTATTGTTAAATGAGATTTTACCAGTTGCTAACACTTGCATTCTCATAGCTTCTAATCTAGCTTTAGCACCATTTAATAAGTGTGTTTGGTCATCAAAAATACCAGTAACCACACTATCAATAAGTGCTTGATTACCAGTAGCTTCAATCATATTTAATTGTTGTCTTTCTTCCTCTTTAACTACAACAGCTTCTTTGAAGAATGGCATTTGCTCTTCTGTTACGCTTAAGTTCATTCTTTCACGTAGTGGAGCTTTAGTATCGAACGCAGCAGGTTTTAAAGCTACTGCTTTACCACTTCCACCTTTTACAAATGCTAATTTAATTCCTAATTGTTTTCTAGCAGGGAATAATTTATCTCCTAAAGTAGTATCAACGTTTTCTTGTGAAACGTTCCAATATCCACTTACATTTTCTGCTGTAATTGTATCGTAAATTAATGCCATATTTTATAGTCCTCCTTATACACCTTTTACAAATTTGATTAAGTTTAATTTTGATTTTACGTTTGCATCAACAGTACCACCGTTGCATTTGTCTTCACGTAAAGTACCTTTGAATACACACGCTACTACTGAGTCACCGTCAGTTAAATCAACGTCATGTAGTGCCACTCCATCAACGTATTGTGCTGTTGCATCGTTAGTTAATTTCTTAACTTTTTTTGTTCTATCTTCAAAAATAGACTTACCATCTCCAGCTAGTAATGTTCCAGCTTTTAATAATTTACGTCCGTTTTCTGTTACTGTTCCTGTAGTTGTTTTATCTACTGTTACTGAAATAGCTTCAAACTCTAAGTTATGTAAGATTTCAGTTTTGTTAAAAATTGTTGTTGTTTTCATCTTTTATCCTCCTAAAATGGTTTTTTGTGACTTACACCTTGTGCCAATCTTGCTCCTAAGTTCAACGGTTTTTCTGCTCCATTAGCACCAACATTAGGTGTTGTTTGTCTAGCAGATTCTTTCACGGCTTTATTTACCGCTTCATTGAATACTTTCTCAAGTATATTCACTGCTTTTAAAGCATCTTCTGCTGTTCCATGTAAAGCGAATGTCTCAGCCAATTCAGTAGGTAATCCTTTACTAACTAAATCTTTCTGAACTTCCACAATTAGTTGAGAGTGTCTGAATTCAGCTACTTGTTTCTCAAATTCTGCTTTTTTATCTTCGAAATCTTTATCACGTTTTTGACTTTCGCTTAATTTTGAATAATCTTCACGTTTTTTTATTTCTTCTTCTACTCGTGAATTTATGTTAGCATCATGTTTCGCTTGTTGATTTTTTAAAGCTGTTTGAACTGCTTTATTTACATAGCTATCTAATTCAGATTGAGTAGCAGGTGCTTTAAACTCAGGTTCAGTATTATTTGTTTCCGTTGTTCCTTCATCTGCAAAGTGTTGTAGGTTTAGTTTTAATAAAAATTGTTTGTTCATTGTTTCTCCTTATCCACGCTAGTCTTATTTCTTACTGATTAGTTGTGCACCACTTATCTTTAGAAATAAGCCACGCTAGTTTAATTTGACATAATAAAAAGACCTTTTAACGTCATGTCTAGGACGAAAATGGAAAAAAGGATGTATTTTTCCATTTTGAAAGTAGTTATTTAATTGAAAATGGAAAGTAAGCGATTTATTTCCATTTTGGCATAATAAAAACACCTAACAAAAAATGTTAAGTGTTTAGTAGATAGCTATCTAATTTATAATTTTTAATTAATTCAACATACCTTTTTGGTATTGTTTCTTTTAACATTTTCACAAAATCATCTAGTTTTTTAGGCTTTAAGTTTTCTGTCGAATATTCTCTAAATATTGCCTTGTAGATTCCTCTGTCGATTGTCTTATTAGCCATTTCTTTTTTTGTATAAGATTTATTTAACTTTATAACAGTTGGATAATATGGCGGATAATCTTTTAAGAATTCTTCAATTAACTTATCTTTGTTTTCTCCTTCAATAAGACGATAAAAGAAAACAGTATGCCCAAATAATCTAATTTGTTCATCAGTCGCATCTTCTAATATTTTAGAGTATGCATAACCTTTATATTTATCTTTCAGCATTATTCCTCTACCTCCAATTTAATGACTCTAAGCTCTCTACCAGTATTATCTATTTTTATTTCATCATTTAAAACTTTAAATTTTGTATTTGCTTTAATTAAAAATTCTTTCTCTTCAGGCATATCACTTAAATCAGATATATATGCTCCTATTTTTTGACCTTTCTTCACATCGATTTCATACAGCACATCTCTACTTGACTGTCCAAAATCTTCTGTAACGCTTTTTAGTGGAGTAGTACTAACAAATCCTTTTTCTATAATTGTGTCTCCTTGCTCCAATTTACTTGGTAAATCTGCATAATGTTCGGCAAAACGTCTAAAAGTCTTAAATGATTTTTCTACTTTATATTGTGATAACTTATTACTTAACGATAATAACTCTTTATATTCATTATCATAAATTTCTTTATAGTAGTCTCTATCCTCTAAATAATCTCTTCCAAAACTATTTAAATATCTATCAACACCCATCCTTAACAATTTATTGTAACGTTCATGATAAGACATAGTGTATTCCAGTATAGTATTTTTTTCTTTTTCACTTACTGACTCCATCCAATTTTTATGATTTTCTTGTTTTCTAAAGAAGCCATCAATCTTATCACCATTATCAAATGTTATCGCTTTTTCTTCTTTAATTATATCACCTTTATCATCTTCTTGTAAATTATTATCCAGCCCTCTTTCTTTACGATATTCAGCTATTTCTTTATCTAATTTTTCGCTATCGTAGTAAGCTGCACTTGAACATTTACAAAATGGATGCATAGGATAATAATTTACACCTACTTCTCTATCTTTAATTTTAAAATGTTGTCCATCAAGATGCTTGCATATATCACACGCTGTTGGTTCAGAGATATACACATATTCTTCATATCCAGCTTGCTCCATGCTATCTATTTGAACATCTCCTTGAACTCGTGCCGCTTCAGTTACTAACAGTCTTTTAGCTTCATAAACTCCTACATCAAACTGTTTTCTAAGTCGTCCTACTAATTCAGTTGAGTTTCCGCCTTGAATAATAGAACGTCTTAGCATAACCTCAATGGTATTCATTAAAGCCTTTTGATTAGTCCACAATGTTTTACTGAAATTCCCGTATTTATAATCACTATTCACAATAGCTTTAATACCTTCTTTGCTGTATCTCAATTCAGTATCTAGTATTCCAGCCTGTCTAGCATATTCTGTCTTACCTAACTTTTCTAAATGATCAGTTATTTCTTTGTTATTTTCTTCAGTTAAGTTTGTTAAGTGTAAGTTTATTTCTGCCTTTAACAACTCTAACCTATTGATCCTCATAGTAGCATTGTAAAGCTTCAATTCTTCATTAGCTTCTGGACTAAAATCTTTGTTCTTAACATACTCTTTTGCTTTCTTCTGAAAGGCTTTTACATCGTGCTCAGAGACTCTCTTTTGTGCTTCCTCTATAGAAATACCTTCTGTCTTCGCATAACGTTCATAGAACACTTTAATTTGATGTTCTACATCTGCTAAGGTAATAACAAAGTTCTTTTCAATCTGAGTCATCGTCTCTTTTTCATCTTTAATTTGATTAAGTTGGTTTGCTAATTCTCTTTTTTTCCAATAATTAAACGATTGTTTCATCTACTATCACCTCTTCACCATCGTGTAAGTAGCTTTCTATATCCATTTCATTAAGTCCTAAGTCTTTTAAGAATTTCCTTGCTAATGCTTCACTATAATCTCCTGCTTTGAATTTTTTAAGTATACTAGATATTTTATAAAGCAGTTTCCCTTTGTCAACATCATATCCAGTATTTTCTTCAGTAACTGCTGGAGTATCAAGTAATTCTTGTTCTTTTTTCGGATCGTCTACAATTCCAGTTAGTCTCATTGCTGTTTCATTAGTAACCATTCCTCCTAATGATTTAAAAGCGTTGATAGTCTCTTCAAGTGCTTTAGGTAGGTTAGGATTAAATGTGATTTTAAGTTTTGAAATATCAAAATCAGTAAGTTCTTTTACATAGTCACCGATATTAGCTATAAGTTGATATCTACGCTTCAAACTTTTTTCAAACAATGATTGAGTGTCTACTCTTGCTTGCTCCAGTCCAAACAGTTTATATTTCATAGCCTCACCGCTTTGAACACCATTGAAATTTTGGTCTGTCATATCTGGAGTGTTAGTATATTTATGAATATCATTTACAATACGTTTTTTATAAGACTCAACACCGTTTACATCATACTGTTTATATAGGTATTTAGCATCTACTTTGCCTTCAGTCCCGTTAATATCTACAGGTGGTTTTAACTGAAGTAATCTTGCACGTCTCATTTTACGCATGTACTCAATTTGTTTCTTATTATCACCTAACACGTCGTCTGGGAAAGCCACTTGACCAAATATCGCAAGAATAGCGTCAGAAGTATCTGTCATATAGTTTGCTGTGTCAGATTGAACTGCATCGTATGAGTCAATTAATGATAGCTCACTTTCGTAATCTCCCATGCCTTCAGCCGTATTGAGATATTCTGTGATAGGTACATCGTTAAACATATGTGGTTCGATTGCTAAAGGTGCGATTCCACTGTCTACAACTTTACACTTATGAATAACGTTATTTAAATACACATCTATAAAATGCTGTTTGTTGTCTGATAGTCCTACAGAATAGTATCTTACACCAGCTAACATCTTATCTTCTAAAGTATTATCATAAATCACAAATGTATTTAATGGATCTAACCTCTTAACTTTAGTTACATCTTCCATTGAACGATACACTAAATCGTATGCTCTACCTACTTTTGATAAATCTAGTACAAGCATTCTGTTTAAATCATGAAAACTGTTGACTTTAGCTATTTCTTTCAGTACTTCATCTGTTGCACTATTTTCTTCTCCGTCTTCATATTCAACTTGAATAGGTTTACCAACTAAATATCCTTGCTTAAACACAGATATGCTCTTACCAAAATTATGAATTATTCTAGTGTCTGCCATATCTTGCTCACTACGTCTTTGTTGAATGCTAATAGTATGGTTGTTACCTTCTGCATAATCGTATAATTCTTGAATTCTAGGACGTTGCGTACTTTTATGATGCTCCAGGAATTCTCTTAAAACTTTATATTCATTCTCAAATAGTTCTTCAACGTTATTAATTCTGTAACGCATTCTGGATTCTCTATGAAATCTAAGTGTCAAAGTTTTACTCTTACCAGTACTATCAACGAATGTTTCATTGTATGCCATTTATTATCCTTTCCCAAATCCAGCAACAAGTGTGCTGTATTGATTATCTTGTTTATTTTGTTGACCAATAATATTAATGTGAGGTATATATCCATATTGACTAGCATTGATAGTATGGTCATTTCTATCTTCTGGTTCGTCTTTATCTTCTTTCCACGAATATATATTTAACTCTCTGATATGTTCTTCACAGTGATTTAACACTAAGTATTTTAAATTCTTCATCCAACCACTTGAAATATTAATCCTATCTATGATTCTTACACGCTTATCAGCATTATAAAACTCATATATCAAACCTTTTTGTTGTTTATATTTTCTTAATTCCATCATTGTTGCTTGGTCAGCATTATCAACATAGACTTTACGACAGAAGCCCCACTTATCTTTACAGTAATCTAAAAAGTTATGTAATTTTACTGCAACGTCTGAAGGTGCTATTTTACTGTTATTAAAGTCTTTATTGTTATAAGTTTTCTCTTCAAGTGCAATAAGTTCTCCATCAGTTGTGATACCTTGAAAAATAAACGATATTGTATCTTCAGTCTTATCTGAGTAAGATGTATCCACACCGCAAGAGTAACGAATAAATGTTTTAGTTCTTGCTATATCTTCAGTTATAACGTTTGATTTTCTATCAAACATACTGAAGACTAAACCTTCTGCACGTCCTCTTAATCCTTGAATTTTATTCTTATAAAGCTTTGTACCAACTGCAACTGTATTTTTAATCTTTTCTTTCTTTTCTTCTGATAAACCATAATTATGATCAAAAGAAAAAAACCAGTACGTCCAATTAGCTTGTTCTGGTTCAATTAACATTTCTCTTATTTCCTGCGGTGTGTCATATTCATATTTAGGTAACGCTCTAAACCTATTTATATACCTTGAATAAATAGGGAGTGTAGGGTCGTCTGGATTCATTGTACACATCCAATAATCACATCGCATAGTTGCTTCCTGTACAAAATCAATGTCAGCTGTATTTATTTCATCGATAAAACCACAACCAAACTGTGAACCTAACGCTTTTTCCCATTTATCTCTTGATGAATAACCTAAAATAAATATAATTTTCTCACCGCTGGGAGTATCATATTTGATATGCGGTATTTTATAGTTAGCATCACCATTACCACGATATACTATGTATTCATCGAATATATCGGTAATTCCTAAATCTGATTGAATTATATTCTTCTCAGCATCTCCGACAGACTTCGCACTAATGAAATGTAATTTTTGTTTACTCTGTGCAACTTTCAACATAAATTTAACAACACCTACAGTAGTTTTTCCTGCCGCTGTTGTTCCTTCTAATGCTTCAGCTTCTGCTTTATGTTTCAAGAAATATTTATACTTCGGAGATAACACAATGTTATTCATCGTCTTTCTCCTCTAGTTGAGTTAGAATGCTTTCAAGTTTACTATTTGTTGTTACGTTCATTTCTCCGTCAACCTTAACTTCATTTCTATCAGTCCAATTATTTTTTCTGTTTTTCAACCAAAATATTTGTGCTGTAGTATTAGGTTTACTGTACTTATTAATCATTACAACCTCACCAGTATTTGTTACTGTTTCTTCTTGATAATGATATCCTATAGCTGTTTTAAACAAAGCATTCTCTACTTGCCTGTCTACTACTTCTTTTCCGTTCTTTAAGGCTGCCGAAAGTGCCGGAAATTTCTTCTTCCAATCTCGAAAAGTAGAATAGCTAACACCTACATTTTTTGCTATCTGCTCTTCAATTAAACCATCTCTAGCCCAACCTTCAACTAATAATAGACCTTCTTCTGTTAACCACTCGGTGTACTTCGCCATTCTTTCCACCTCCTTAATTCAGTTAAAGAAAATAGATTCCAACTAAGAATTTTTATTAATATTTCATCTTTTAATTTTAACAATTGTTTAGCAGAGTCTCTTTTATCTGTTTTAGTATCGCTAGTTAAATAAAAATAACACAAATTTAAAATTATTGATACGAAAACTTCACTTGAATTTCTTACGTTTATATTTTTTTTATTTTCAGATTCAACTATTTCAACAAATTTAATTTGTTTTGTAGTTAAAATAACATCTAATGAATTATCATAAACTACACCATCTCCACCAATTGTCGAATTATATCCGTTTTTAAAAGTTTTATACTTTGAAATATAATATCTTTCTAATTCAAATAATTCTTGTTTTGTTGAAGCTCGTTCTAATTCATAATAAATAAAATTTTCTTTCTTATGTTTTCTAATCGCTCTTCCTATCGCAGATTCTGCTTTACAATGCTCTTTAAATCGTTTTTGTAAACTTCTAATCGTTATACCTATATATTTTTTATTATTTATTCTATTTTCAATACAGTAAACTGATCCGTATTTTCCACTAATGATGTACTCATCAGCGAATTTTTGTTGTTTTAAATTTAACTTTGCCAATTTTCCACCATCCTTTCTTGACAAATAAAAAAAGACAGTCGTTAAACTGTCAAAAGAGGTTATATGTATAATATTGATTTTAGGTAAGAGATAATCTAATACACGAATGCCACGTCATCTTTTTGTTTACTAAAAATTAATTATTAACTATCAAGGAGGTCTCTTACCTAAAATCTTATAATACCATTATAAGGCTTTTATTACCGCCATTCAATAGAGTTTCTCCGCCAATTACCGCCAATTAGATTTTTATTGAAAAAATACCTTGAGAATTTAGTCTTTGACATGTTCTCGTTGAGATATTCATTTTATATTTTATAGTCTCTTCATCTAAGCAGTCATAATATCTGTAAAACATGTAAAGCCTGCATTTATCATCTTTTATTTTATTCAATACACCTCTAGTGATAATTTTCACATTCATTAATTCAGATGTATTGTCATAAATTTCTTTTTCCAACTCAATAATTTTACATACTATTATTTCCTGTTGACTTGTATTGCTACCGCTTGTTTTAAAATCTTCTTTGGTGTAATCAGTAATTTTTATAGATTTTTTCATCTCAGCTAATTCTTTTAGCTCGTCCATATTTCTTTTAATATGGCTTCTAATTGAATTTATTTTATTTAAAAAATTTTTACGTTTAAAATACTCTTCATTACTCAATTTTCTTTGCATACACATCTCCTATTATCAGTATTTTATCGTTGATATCACATAAATCAACAGCTAATCCGTTAAACTCAACAACAAACTTCCCTTTAGTGAATTTTACTTCACCTATTAATTTTTCATCGTATTGTACAATATTATTCTCAAAAATCATGTTTCCCCACATATCTTTCAGTTCACTGCAACGTAAAATTGTGAAGTTTTTAGTTTTAATATTTCCATATGGTCGTACTTCCAACTCAATTTCTTTAGTTTTAAAATTATATTTAACCACAGATTTTACACCTTGAGTGGGAGTATAAGCTTTTAGATCGTACATAGTGGTTTACTCCTCGTCCCATTTGAAATATACAGTAACATAATGTGTTTTATTTAAATATTGATAAGGATTTATTTCTATTTTCTCTACTTTCCAACCCCATTTTATACACTTATTTATTTCTTTAGCTACTGTGACTATCAATTCTTCATCTGGCACATCAACACCCGGTACTACCGATACATGAATTGTATTTTTATCTCCTCTTGACGGGCTTTTTATTTTTAGAATTTTATATTTTATAAATTTTATTAATCTTTCTAACATCTTACTTCCTCCTATTATATCTCTTTACATTCAATGTTGCTCACATCCATAAGATTAATTTTTATACCCCTTAAGTCATATTCGAAATACATTATTTCATCGTTTCTTTTTGCCATATCGAAATACCAAAGTAATTTCTTTGTTGTTTCTACATCAAAAACATATATTGTTTTTTCTCCGTTTTTGAAATTAATTGTAATTTTGTATAATCTCATTAGAAAAGCACCTCTTTAATTTCATCTCCGAACTCTTCAATGAATTGTTCTGCAATTTCTTCTGATTTAAAATAAGGTAATTTTAAAAAATATTGATAAGAGTAAACTAGATATTTATAAAATATATCTCCTTCATATCTTACAGCCCATTTTCCTTCATCCAAATCATTCCAATTAGGTGTCCAACCTTCGTTATGTTCTTCAGCCCACTTATGAAGTTTAAACAATAATATACGTTCTTTATCGTATTTTTCTGCTTCTTCTTTAGTTTTGAACGCTAAACCGCGGATATAACAATTCTCCCCATAAGCTGTACTAAAATCTTCTAAATGGTCAATTACACCAAATTCATCTGGGTTATAATAATCTCCTATGTCTTCCGGCACTTCCACCTCATATGGCTTTTTATCCACCTTACTTTCTAACAGCTTAATTCTCAAGTTAGTAATTTGTTCTTCTAGTCGTTTTATTTCTTGTGCAAATTCTTCGTTAGTCATTTCTAGTCCTCCATTAAATATCAAATTCAAAATCACAATAATCAGCTCTATAAATTCCACCGCACTCAAAAAAATAATCGTTTGCTATCTCTTTTAAATCTTCTTCTGAAAGTTCATCTATATCAAAATCTTCACTTACCGGCACATCAAACTTTACTTTCATTTCAACGTTTAAATATCTTTGTTCATCCATATTTTAGTCCTCCTAAATCCTCTTATATGCTATATGCTCAACTTCGTTCATATCGATTTCATTATCTCCAACAGTGCATAAATCACTTGAAAATAAATCTTCTTTTTCTTCCGTGAACATTTTATAAACTTCAGTTAATTCTTCTTCTGTTGCCTCTGATTCTAACATTTCACCGTTATGAAAATATACTCGTAATATAATTTTGTCGTGTTCACTCATTTCTAGTCCTCCTAATCGTCTAGTTCTCCATTGTATTGTGGTAATTCCATCCAGTAAATAACATCATTATCCGTGTATTCAAAACCTACTCCGTTATCAAATTCTATCCACGTATCGACATATGTCTCAATAAACTTCCCAGAAGGCAAAGGTATAGTAACTAACACTTCTTCATCAAGTTCTGGTGTAGGTCCAACCCACATTTCTTTACATCCGCAATCTTCTTGTTCTTCTTTAGTTAACTCTCTTACTGTTAATTTATTCCATTTCATAGCTGTACCTCCTACACATAATATCCCGCTTTTTCTTTTTTATATTCAACCACGATATCGTACAACCATTCAAATCGTTCTGATAGCTCATTAGGTATTTCCTCTACTTCTTGCTTCCACAACCAATTAGAAAAATCAATCACATTGTCAATTCTTATTTCTTTACATAAACGACATTCCCATTCATATAAATCGACAACTTTTTCTCTTTCTTTTTCATCTTGTAAAATAATATATCCTTGTTCTGCCGACCTTACATGGAAACAACAAGCACACGTGCTTTCTTTAACTTTTTCTTTTTTTGACACATAGTCTATCACTTTATATCGCATTATTTAATTCTCCTATATGTATAATTGCTATTACAACAGTTTCAAAAACATCTGCTCGACCTTTTTCATAAGGCCTAAGTCGGCTACCGTCTTTTATATACTTGATATCTATAACGTATTCGTTCTCTTTTAAATCATTTGAGATAAAATCATTAATTTTATCAACTATAGACTCAATACCTCTTGACATCGTTACTACTCTTTTAATCATTGTCATCATACTCCGTAACTCCTAACTTCTCCAATTCTTCAGCTAATTCTCCTCTAATTCCTAATAGTACTTGCATAACTTTAACTCTGTGTTCTTTCTTTATTGTTACTCCGTCAAAGGGACTGCATACCTTTAAAGTTCTTTCAGGGTTTTGGACATCCATTGTAAAACTATCCAATTTTTTTATTTCATCAATTAATTTGTTAGCTTCTTTTATTTCTCTAAAATTCATTAAATTAAACCTCCTTCTAGTGCAATAAATGAATCACTTGTTGCACGAAACAACTCATCGTGTTCATCTTCTGTAATTTCCTTAAAATATAATTCGTCGATATTTAACAAATCACGCATACGATAAATTAACCTTGTAATACTTCTATCAACTTCTTTTAAAGTAAGTGCTAAATTTACATGAAAACCTTGTTTTTCTTGAAACTCCTTTATCATGTTGTAATCTTTAAAAACTATTTTTACGGCGTATTCATCCATATCATTTTGAATTAATATTGAAAATTCTATTTCTTTATTCTGGTTAAAAACTGGTATTTTAAAACTTCTTTTATGAACATCATCTATACCATAACTGTATTTACAAACATCTTTCAATATTTCAAATTCTTTTTCACGTCTCAAACGATCATATCTATCAAATTCATTCTCATAAAATCCATTTCTCATTTCAGAAACTTTTCTCTTAATTGTATTCATTACCCGTAAATCTCCTTTAACTGCTTAAACATCTGTAACTCTCTAATTCTCTGTTTCTGTTGTTGGATAGTCCTTTCTTTGACTATATTATCGTTAGATAATTCTTCAATCGTATTACTTGACACATAAACACCTAATATTAATCCTGCTGTAAACATTGCTAACAACATTGATAATGTGATTAAAATAATCTCTATGTTATCCCATATCTTTTTAATCATTCCTTATCCTCCTATCCCGTTCATTTCAGCTATTTTCTTAGTTTGTTCAGCTTGTTTGTCGTCTAGTGCTTTTAATTTTTCTTCTAACCTAGCATTTTTTATCCTTAATTCTATGGCTTCTTGTTTTTCTTTTTCTTTACGTTCTTGATAGTCTTTTACATCAATAAATAGAGTTATAAAATAAGCACCAACTATAATTATTAATCCTGCTATAAATAATTTCTCTAACATCTCTTAATCTCCTATTTCTCTTGGAGTACATCCCAACACTTTAGCTAATTTTCGTAAGGTTGAAAATCGTGGTGTCTTTCGTTGACCTGTTCTGATTAATTTAATAACGTTAAAATGCACTCCTGATTTTTCACTTAACTCTTGATCAGTTATATTTTGTTTATCCATTATTTTTTGTAAGTTAGTCATTTTTCACCGATTAAAATAAAAGCTGTGTACATTGTCTGATATCCAGGTTCGACTTCTGTTACTCCTTTTTCAAACTTTATATCAATTACATATTCATTATCTTTTAAATATTCTTCTTCATATGACTTTAAATTCTTATCAAAAAAATCATTAATAACTCTTGTCAATACCAAACTAATTCCTTCTTCTATGTTTACAATTCTTTTTATACCTTTCATCATAAAACACCTTAAATCATTAAAATTTTACCCCTATTATCGTTTTAATATCTTTTTTAGTATAATTACTCATTTTTAACTTTAAAATACTCAGAAGCGGTTTAAATGCTTCTAAATTTTAAGTACGTAAAATTATTTCTCTTGCTTCTTCTAAACTTCTAGCAACACCATATATTACATTTTGCTTTGATAATGCTTCTTTAAAGACTTCTTGTTCTTTTCTAAGCTTCCCTTTTGGAGTTTTCACTTCTAAGAAAATTGCTTTCCCATCTTTTCTTCTAAATCCGAATAAATCTGGAAAACCTTTTGGAACTCCTGTTGAAATAATTCTATCTCCAACTTTAAAGCTACCAACATTAATTCTAAATATAACCGCAATATCATTAATCCCATTTCTAATAGTGTTTTGAATGTCTGTTTCTTTCAAAATATCACCTCTATTTTTTAATGTGTGTATAGTGTGTATAGTTTTCGCCGTTTCCTATATTTTTTATATATACTTTTTTTATATTTTTCTATATGTAAATAATATAGAAATACTATTAAACTATACACACTATACACACTTCTTTTAAAACCTCATACTTATATCTTGATAAAACTGTCCAGAACGCTTACGAACCTTAATATATCCCTTGTTATCCATCTCTCTCCCAAATTTAGTAGAGGTTAGGACGAAAAATCCGTTCTGAGCACAGTAATTTTTATAGTGTTGATATAATTCAGCTGCTTTGACCTCTTTACCTAAATTATTACTAACACATTCATCAAGGAATGTACTTATAACGTCCATTTCCTGTCTGTATTCTTTATTTGCCATAAGAATTTTAGAACACATACCTAATCTTTCTTTTTGCCACATTTCTAAACCTTTTAGCATCCATTGTAATATCCCATCACTCTCAGCTAAAAGTTTTGATGTTAAATCTGGATCTACTTCTTCATCTGTAAATTCTCTAGTAAACGGAATTAAACGAATACGTCTCCAAATACCTTTGTCAGTCCCACGGATTATAGGACGGTGGTTGGTTGCCATCCATAACTTAAATTTAGGTGTAAACTCAAACTCATTAGCATGTAAAAATCTAGCTGTAACTGTATCTCCGCTGGTTAACTGCTTAACTAAACCTTCGTTAAATCTCATACCATCATTACTCTCAACTGTAGTAACAAATCTAGCATCTTTAAGCCTTGCTATATCACTATTAGCACCTTGATTTTGTCTAACCATAAGTGAGTCTGGTTGAATGTTAGCTCTATAATCTCCAAATATATGACTTACCACATCCATAAACACAGATTTCCCGTTTTTACCATTACCATTTAAGATAAAAATTACCTGTTCTGTTGT